ATTCAGGGCCCAGGAGGCGGGATCTTTCATTGCAGATGCCAGGCTGTTGCCGACACCGCAGATCCTGGTAGACAAGAACACCAGCTTCTCCAGGTACGACCTGGAGGACGTGGCCGACGATCGCAGTCCTCAGCAGCATTACGACGACACGATCTACACGATGCTGGAGTACCACATCGATTACCACATGCCCTGGGACGAAGACTCAGACATAGCGCCTCCGTATGTCGTCACGGTCGAGGCCGAGTCTCGCGAGGTCATGGCAGTCAGGCGGAACTGGAAGCACGACGATCCGCTGATGAAGAAGCGAATCTGGTTCACGCATTACAAGTATCTCCCTGGCCTTGGTTTCTATGGCTTTGGCCTGCTACACATAATTGGCTCACTAGCGAAAGCTGTCAGTGGCGGCATTCGTGCCCTGCTCGACAGTGCAGCAGTGGCAAACCTTCAAGGTGGCTTCAAGAGCAAAGAAGCCAAGATTGCTGGGGAGATACGTTTTACACCGGGCGAGTGGATCGATGTCGATATGTCCGCCGACGAGCTGGAGAAGGCATTCTTCAACCTGCCGGTCAAGGAGCCATCGACTGCACTCGCTAACCTGGTACAGACGCTCGTCGATGAGGGCAGGCGATTCGCCACCACCACTGAGAACATGGTTGGCGATGCCTCGAACACTGGCCCAGTGGGCACGACCCTGGCGCTGATCGAGCAGGGCTCGAAGGTATTCAGCGGCATCCACAAGCGCATGCACGTCTCGGCCAGGCAAGAGTTCAAGATGATGGCCCAGTTGAACTACGAGTTCATGGACGTGGAGCAGTATCCCTACGAGGTCCAGGGTGAGGAACGCGAGATCCTGAAGTCGGACTTCGATGGTCGCGTAGACATCATCCCGGTCTCGGATCCGAACATCTGGTCAGCGACTCAACGCATTGCACAGAACCAGGCAGTGCTGGAGCTGATCACCGCAGATCCGGAGCTGTATCCGAAGAAGCAGCGCAAGATCGCGCATCGACGAATGTTCGAGGCCATGCGGATACCGGACATCGATCAGATCCTGCCGGAAGACACGGATGCGCCACTGGATCCGGTGAGCGAGAACATGGGCTTCCTGGTCGGATCGGCTGCGACCGTGTATCCACTCCAGGATCACGAGGCGCATATCGCGGTCCACATGAATTTTGCAGAGCAGCAAGCAGCGGAGAATCCTGACCTGGTAGCCAACCTGGAGCCAGTGATCCAGGCGCATGTGATGGAACACAAAGCCTACGTCTATCGGCAACAGGTCGAGGCCGAACTGGGTACGCAGTTGCCGTACATCAACCTGGATGATCCGAGTGACAACGAAGACTTGCCACCGGAGCTGGAGAAGCTGATCAGCCAGGCTGTTGCCAAGAAGCTCCAACCTCCGCCTCCGCCCGCACCGACACCTGAAGAACAGGCGGAGCAGGATGAAGCGAAGCGCCAGGAAGATGAGCGTGACCTGGAAGTCATCGGCAAGATCGAGCGCGGTAGAGCAGAGAGCGCAGCCGGGATTGACCGCAAGGACGAGGAGTCCGAAGCAGAGCAGGAGCGCAAGGACAAAGAGTCAACCGCTGAAGGCAAGCGCAAAGACACAGAATCGAGAGCCGAAGTTCGTCGCCAGGACAAGTTAGCTCGCGCCAAGGCCACGTTTGGAAAGGGGCCTGTAAGCGTACCAAGTGGAAAGACCAGCAAGAAACGGAAGACGAAGCGTGGCCGTAGCAAGTCCTAAAGAAGTTCGAGCAGCCAGAGCATTCCTGCGGAACCAGGGTGCGCGGTCGTCGGACATTCCGCCACGTAAGTTCGCCAACTCAGCGAGAGAACTCAACATGGGATTTCGACAGTTGCTACGGCTGATTGCCAGGCTATACTCCGGTGGTCAAAACCAGCAGCAGTTCCGTATGAGTGCGATAGCTGCGGCGGCTGAAACAGAAAAAGGTTAAGCGTCGAGACCATAAGATCGATGCGAGCTGAGGAGATCAGTCATGACTGATTACGTGAAATATCCAAAGCCGAGTGCTGACAAAACTGCGGGACGCAGTGCCAAGCAAACTGGCACGGTTTCTCTTGGTGGCCAGCACCACATTTCCGGGACGATGGGCAAGCACCAACGTACCGGAACTGGCAAAGAAGGCGGCGGAAACAAAGGTAGCTACTGATGAAACACGGTAGCAACTCACAGAAGCCACCTAACCAGGGGCACACCAATGCCACGAAACCGAAGGCCAGGAAGTCTCTGGCCAAAAACACGATGGGCATGGGTAAGGTGACACCCAAAGCGAAAGGAGCGATGGGCAAGAACCAGTCAACTGGAGACGGTAAAGCCTTTTAACCAAGCGGGAGGATGATATGTCTGCACTTCGGATAGCAGAACTCATCCTCGTTCGAGCCAGGGAGCGCCTGGAGGAAAATCATGTCCAGATGGATAAGGGCGGAACCCACGACCAGTACATGAAGCTCGTCGGTAAGAATAGCGAGCTTCGCTGGATCCAGGACATCACCAGGGAGTTCCTTGCGAAAGTCGAGGGAGAGGAAGAATTGGATGAACTCTGAAGCGGAAGAAGCAGAGGAACATGAAGTAAGATTTTTGGATGCGTTTGAACCAAGGGAATACCCAACCGAGATGGATCTGTGGCGCATAGCAGTGCAGATTGCTGAGCCACCTGAGACAACTGCCGGGAACATTGTGATCCCGGATGAGTATCGGGAAGACCAGGAGTTCGCGAGTTACTGTGGCCAGGTTCGATCGATGGGCCCGTTGTGCTACACGGCAATTACCAGGTCGCAGATGGATCTCAAGGACGCGCATGGATGCAAAGTTGGAGACTGGGTACAGTTTGGAGCGCATGACGGTGAGCGATTACGAACGCAGGATGGCACCCTTTGGGTGATTCTTTCTGATACGCAGATCATGGGCGTGACGAAACATCCTGAGCTGTTCGATTGCATGTCTCTTTGACAGGAGAAGCGCACGGAGTATTATCAGCGACACTAAGTCGTTGCGGACTAGGAGAGCGAGGATGGCTAACACGCAACGGGACAAGATCGAGTACGAATTTGAGGATCTGCGAAGGAACACAGATGCGATACCAGATAACGTACTTGATCAGCTTGGACTCGAAGACGAGGATCTGACTGAGACTGAGCGTCAAGAAGACACAAAAGCCAAGGATGACGATAACGACGAGGAGTTGGAGGAGGCAGGAGGCCAAGACGACGACGACGAGCTGGATGAAGATGGAGATTACAGTCCAGCGAAGATGACCAAGGCGATGCGTAAGCGCCTGGTCGGAATCAAGCGTGACGCGAACCGACAGATAGCTGCCGCCAAAAAGGAAGCTGGCGAGGAAATATCACAGCTAACCAAGCGGATCAGTGAGCTTGAAAAGTCAGGGAAGACGGATGAACTCGACAACGAGTTCAGCGGCAAGATCGACGCTCTGGAAGCGAAGATTGAAGCTGCGATGGAAAAAGGCGACAGCAAAGAAGTCGCCTCACTCACCCGACAGATGGGTGAGCTGACTGCGGATGTACGTGATCGGAAACGGGAGCTGGAAGCCCAACACGACGAACCTGACGACCTGGACGAGACAGAGGAGCCCAAGGTCATCCCCAGAGCCATGGAATGGATCGAGGAGCAGGTGTGGTGGGACGACGAAGATCTCGGACACGTTCGAGCATTCGTTCGTAAGGCGGACCTCGCCTTGCAGAAGAAAGGTTATTTACCCACCGAGGATGATTTCTACGAGCAGCTTGAGGAGCTGGTCGAGAATAAGTATCCAGGCGTCGTTGTGCATACAGCGGGCGAGGAGGAAGAAGATCTCGACCTTGACCTCGATGAGGAGGAGGAAGACGACTTCGGTTCGATCCCCTCGAAGCGCCGGAAGGCGATGAAGAAACGAGCCAGGCGAAGGAGAGCAGTTGTTTCTGAAGGCGATCGTGGTGGCGTAGCCAAAACGAAGAAGCGTCGTCAGAAGAAAAAGGGTAAGACATTGAGCCGTGCCAGGGTTGCGAACATGAGAGCGTTCGGCCTGGATCCGGAAGATCCGGCAGCGGTTGAAAACTACCTGGAGGGTTGTGACTGATGGGTAACGCAAAAGCGGAAGCGCGAAAAACTACGGAGAAGCGGAGAACTGAATCAGCTCAGGGAAAGAAACCATCCGGCGAGAAAAGGAATGCGCCGGAGCAGATTACGCACGGAGAAGATAAGGTCCATGAATCGGAGAACATGGACAGGGAGATGGATGAGCTTTACGACACGGAGTCTGACAATGAAGTCACGGAATGGCGCAGACATTCAGATTTGGATGCGCCACCAGCAAGGAAAGGCTATGTGAATCGTTTCATTCGGATACGTCTTGGAACAGTTCGCGATACCGCCCGACTGAGAAATGCAATACGAGAGGGATGGAGACCTATCAAGGCGTCAACCTTGTCAGATCGTTCACTGCCGACCACCAATCTCGACCAGTACGGGGAAATCATCGGCGTAGAGGATTTAATCCTATGCGAGATGCCTGAGAAAGTTCATGCCCAGCGCAAGAAGCACTTTAAGGACAAGCAGCGCAGGCAGAATCAGGCTATCGAGCGCCAACTAAAGGGTGTGTCCAAGGAGGACGTATCGGGCTTTGGTCCGATCGAATCCACCAGTCGCACCAGGGTTTCGGCAGCACCTCCTCGACGAGTGGGAGTTGCCGATGATGATTAACCGGAGGTATCCGAATGACAAACGTGGATCGACCGTTTGGCTTTACAGCCACTCGCCACGGTGCAGGCGGCACTCCCCAAAGGCTAGGCTCGTATGAGATTGCGAATGGTTTAGCGGCTGACATCTTTTCAGGCGACCCAGTTGTCCTGTTAGGTTCTGGCCGAACCATTACTCTCGCGACTGCCGGTAATGCAAACCTGATCACAGGTATCTTTGCCGGTGTTCGATATACCGATGCCAATGGGGATGTTCAGTTCAGACCGAACTGGCTAAGCGGCACCGTTGGTACTGGATTGCAGCGTGGTGAAGACAATCCAGAAGCCCTTGTTTACGATGATCCAAGGAGTGAATTCATCGTACAGGTCAGCGCATCTGCTGGTCTGGTAGTAGCGGATGTTGGCCTGTTGGCCAATTTCGTTGCTGGAGCAGGATCAGCATTTACAGGCCGATCAGCGGCCCTCCTTGACCAAACGACACTGAATGCTTCGGCACGTCAGTTGCGTATCCTTGGTCTATCGAGGATCCCTGAGAATGACTATGGTGAGTTCGCGAAGGCTCGCGTTCTAATCAACAACCATAGTTACGGCCAACTAGCAGCAGCGGGAGTCTAATCATGGCTATGAACCGAAGCGACTTTCGCAAACAGTTGCAAGAAGGCTTGAACGCAGTCTTCGGCATGGAGTACAAGCGGTATCCAGAGGAGTGGCGCGACATCTTCGACATCGAGCGATCGATGAAAGCATTCGAGGAAGACGTGTTGCTCGCAGGATTCGCTGGTGCGCCAGTCAAACCTGAAGGCGAAGGCGTGGCATATGACCAGGGGGCAGAGAGTTACGTCGCCCGGTACACGCATGAGACGATTGCATTAGCTTTCGCAATCACCGAGGAAGCCGAAGAAGATGGCTTGTACGGAAGTCTTGGCAACAAGTATGCGAGAGCCCTTGCACGATCTCTCCAGCACACCAAGGAAGTCAAAGGTGCTGACATTATCAATAACGGTTTCGACGCAGGTTTCCTTGGCGGCGACGGAGTACCGTTGTTCTCACCGTTACATCCGCAATTCGGTGGTGGAGTCCAGGCGAACACCCTGGCGACACCTGCTGATCTCGCGGAAGCGTCCCTTGAGCAGGCGGCGATCGACATCTCAGAGTTCGACGACGATCGTGGCATTCCGATTGCAGCGCAGATCACAAAGCTGATTGTTCCGACAGAACTTCAGTTCGTGGCTACGCGCATTCTGATGTCACCGTATCGCACGAACACTGGCGATAACGACATCAGTGCCATCTACACTCTCGGTACAGTTGGCGACGGATTCTGCGTGAATCATCGCCTGACTGATCCCGATCAGTGGACACTCAAGACGGATGCGCCTGATGGCCTAAAACACATGCTGCGTAAGAAGGTTTCTCGCGGAATCGAAGGCGACTTCGAGACCGGCAACCTTCGCTACAAAGCTCGCGAACGGTACAGCTTCGGCTGGTCCGATTGGCGTGGTGCTTACGGCTCGCCAGGTGGCGCGTAAGAGGTAAAGCGGGAGGCATCTCCAATGCCTTTGGCTTGAACGGGAGATCCTGGTCGGAGCATAGCTTTGCGCCCGGCCAGGTGATCCCTTTTGTTCGATTAACGAGCAACGGACTGCTCTGCCCTGGAGGGCTGTTATGAGTAGGCACACAATTACACATTCCGACGAGATCTTTGTCGGTGCCCCGCAAGCAGGCGGATTCAACGGTGCGAAAAGAGGCGTGGAGACAGCGCCACTGCATCAGCAGAAGATTCTCAATCCGATAGCTGGTGACGTTGATGGCCTGGTTACCGCAGCAGGATCCGGCGCGACAGCGGCTGCCGGTGATGTACCGATCGATGGCGCATTCTTGAATGCGGTCACAGGATTCGGTGACATCGATGGTCCACGAAATCTTGAGATCGTCTCAACGAATGCCGGTGACACGACCCAGGTCGTGACCATCACTGGCCGAGATGTCGTGGGTAATAAGCAGGTCGAAGCACTTACGGCCAACGGCACCACACGAGTCGTCGGTACGAAAGCGTTCTCGGTTGTTGAGTCAATCAGCAACTCAGTCGTCTTCGCCGGTAACCTCACGGTCGGCACCAGCGTCACCCTGGCTGACATCGAGTTGGGCCTGGATGCAGGACTTGAGAATCTGTACGACGCTGTGCATGCGCTTGAAGGCGACGGTACGGCTGATGGTGGTAGCTTCACGGTGGCAGATTCCACCAGTCCAGCTACGGCAATCACAGGCGACACCAAGGGCACTTACAATCCTGGCAATGCGCCGGATGGCAGTGCTGATTTCATCCTGTGGTATCACCCAGTCTTGACGAAGGATGGCTACGGGCAGAACTTCGCTGGCTAATTAGGGGAGTGACATGAGACAAAATGTCTTACAAATTGACCCTTATGCAGCCACTGATGTCGATTCGATAGCGACCTCACAGACTCCGGCAGCCGGAGGTGAGCAAGCTCTGACGATCGATGGAGCGTTTGCTTCAGGTGGTGTAGCCACATTGGATACACCTCGGCAAGTCGTGTTCACGTTTGCCGCCGATGAGACCGGGAAGTCATTCCTGGTCACTGGTACGCGGCGTGATGGCAAGCAGGTTGTGGAAGCGGTCGCTGGTACAGCGGCATTAGCAACCACGGTCCAGGCTTTTGCCACGGTCACCGAGATCTTGATCGATCAGGATTCGGCTGGTGCCATCGAGGTCGGTACGACCTTGATTGTATCGACGAGCTGGTTCCCGATGGATTACATCAGGAATCCGGTGAATGTCGGCATGGTCATCACGATCGGTGGTGCAACAGATGTCACCGTCGAACTGACGCTCTCGAACCTCATGTCCAGTCGTGGCAACGATCCGCTTCCAACGGTCGGCCATCATGTGGGCTCGAAGTTCAAGCGGATCTATCCGGTGGTGAATCCAGTCGATCACGATACTTTGGTGAATGTCGCGGCGGATGCGTCAGGCAATATCGCTTTCCCGGTGACAGGCTTGCGCCTGACATCGAATGCGGTAGTGGTGACTACGCCAGTGATCATGGAGTTCGCACAGGCTGGCCATAGGGGAGCCTAATCATGTCAGTTACGGGCACGTATATTACTGACCCGATTCTGGCTGAGTACACCGACGAAGCGGTTGAGAGAGCTGGCCTGGATCTCCAGGAGATTACAGGTCAGCATCTCATTTCGATCCGTCGATCAGTTGGCTTTGTGTTGGCACGATGGGCAAATAAAGGTGGTCGCCAGTGGACGTTCGAGCAAGTCGATCATCAGACGACTGTCGGTGAGGTCGAGTTCGATCTGCCAGTAGGCACGATCCAGGTGCAGACTGC